CCCGTTGGGGGCGACGTACACGCCCAAGCCGAGGCCCGCGTATCGCGGACACCCAAAGCGACGAACCCCAAACCCTAGGCAATCAGGAGCAAGTGCAATGGCACAGCTTATCTCCAATGCCTTCGTCCAGTTGTTCGACGCAGAGGTCAAGCAGGCCTATCAAGCGAAGCGTATGCTCGCTGGCCTGACCCGCGAGCGCAACAACGTCGAAGGCTCTTCGGTCAAGTTCCCCAAGATTGGTACCGGCACGGCCTCTCTGCGCGTCCCGCAGACTGACGTGACGCCCATGAACGTCTCTTACTCGCAGGTCACCTGCACGCTGCAGGACTGGAACGCCGCTGAATACAGCGACATCTTTCAGCAGCAGAAGGTGAACTTCGACGAGCGCCGCGAACTGGTGCAGGTCGTTTCGGCTGCCATTGGCCGCCGTATGGACCAGCTTGTTCTCGATGCTCTCGCTGCGTCGTCCACGTCGCTGACCGTTGCCAACAGCATCGGCGGCACCACGACTGGCCTCAACGTCGCCAAGCTGCGCCGCGCCAAGGCTCTCATGGACAAGAACAACGTGCCTGCCGAAGGCCGCACGATGATCATCCATGCGAACAGCCTCGAGTCGCTGCTCGGTGAAACGACTGCGACCTCGGTCGACTACAACTCGGTGAAGGCTCTCGTCTCCGGCGAGATCAACACCTACCTCGGCTTCACCTTCGTGACAATTGGTGATCGCTCGGAAGGTGGCCTCCCCATCGACGGCTCGCTCGACCGTACCTGCTATGCCTTCCATCGCGACGCTCTCGGCTTCGCTGTCGGCATGAACATGCGCTCTGAGATCAACTACGTCCCTGAAAAGACGAGCTGGTTGGTCAACGGCATGTTCTCGGCTGGTGCGATCAATATTGACGATGGCGGCATCGTCAAGCTCACCACCCGTGAAAGCTAAGAGGAGATCTGACCTATGGCTTATGACGCAACTGGCCTTGTGCCGATTGGCGGTCAGTCGAAGGCGGGCAACGCTCCGCAGATCTTCGCCTATAAGACCACCGACACGCACGCCACCATTGATACCAGCGGCTACTTCAACAGCGCGGCTGGCATCTTGAAGGTTGGCGACGTGATCCTTGCTGTCGTCACCTCGAGCGGCAACGTCTCGACGGCTGGCTGGCACGTCGTGCTGTCGAACACCGGTACGGTCGTCAACGTCTCTGACGTGACCGCCCTGACGGTGACCAACACCGACTAATGACATGGGGCGGGGAGAGATCCCCGCCCTACCCTCTCTCGGGGTGACACATGGCTGCCGGTGATACCAAGCTCACAATCTGTTCTGATGCGATGATTATGATCGGCGCTGCGCCGATCTCGTCGTTTGCAGAAGCGACCGACGCGGCGAAGACTGCTGATCGTCTCTATGACGACGTGCGCGACATGGCGCTCGAGCAGTATCCGTGGAGCTGGTCGATCAGAAAGGTGAAGCTCGCGCAGCTCGAGTCGGCCCCAATCAACGAGTGGAAGTATGCCTATGCGCTGCCCGGTGACATCATCGGCAACCCGCAGGCTCTCTTCGACAGCTCGGCCTATGGTTCGCGTCCGCGTCGCGACTGGGAAATCTACGAGACATCGATCTTTTGCAACTATGAGAACGTGTGGATCGATTACCAGTACCGCGTCAACGAGAGCCGTTTCCCTTCCTACTTTGTGCGCATGCTGAAGGCCGCCCTTGCGTCGGCCTTTGCTGTGCCGGTGACAGACAGCCATCAGAAGGCTGACTATTACCACTCGCTGGCCTTTGGCTCTCCTGCAGACAATATGCGCGGCGGCCTGATGCGCGTCTGCATGAGCATTGACGGCGGCAAGCCGCCGCAGGCCTTTGAGGACTTTCCGCTCATCGACGTTCGGGGGTGACGATGCAGATCGTTGCGATCCAGAACGACTTCACCAGCGGCGAACTTGACCCGAAGCTGCGCGCTCGGTCTGACATCGACCAATATCGTGGTGGCCTAGCAAAGGCCACGAACGTGACCGTGCAGCCGCAAGGTGGCGCGAAGCGGCGTCCGGGCCTGCGTTACGTCGCTCCCCTCCCGAGTGACGCGGGCTCGGGCGTCCGCATGGTCGCTTTCGAGTTCTCGACCACTGTGTCGTATATGCTCGTCTTCACGCCGGGCAAGATGTACGTCTTCCGCAACAAGGCGCTCGTCACAAACATCAACGGCAGCGGCAACGATTATCTGACGGTTTCGTCGCTCACTGCGTCGATCATCAACTCGATGTGCTGGACGCAGAGCTATGACACGTTGATCATCACGCATGAAGACTTGCCTACGCTCAAGATCTTTCGTGGTGGCAGCGACGCGTCATGGACTGCGTCGACGCTGACGTTCGACTATGTGCCTAAGTATGCGTTCACGCTGTCGACCAGCACGCCGGGCGGCACGATCACGCCGTCTGCAACAACTGGTAACATTACAATCACGGCATCGGCTGGTGTCTTCTCTGCGTCGCACGTCGATCAATACATCAATAGCACAGCATCGTTTGGTCGCGCTCGTATTACGCAATACATCAGCAGCACGTCTGTGAAAGCTCGCGTCGTCGTGCCGTTCTTTGACACGTCTGCTGTCAGCGGGTGGGAGCTTGAGACTGGCTATGAGGACGTGTGGTCTGCGACGCGCGGCTATCCTCGCACGGTTTGCTTCTACGGTGGCCGACTTTACTTTGGCGGCAGCAAGACGCGACCATCGACAGTGTGGGGCAGTAAGGTTGGCAGCTACTTCGACTTCAATCCCGGCGAAGGCCTTGCCGACGAGCCTGTCGAAGCGACAGCCGACACTGGTCAGTACAACGCTATTGTTGATATGTACTCAGGCCGCGCACTGCAGGTGTTCACTGTTGGCGCAGAGTTCTATGTCCCGCAGCCGACCGATGACCCGATCACGCCGTCGACATTCTTCTTGAAGGTGCAGACGCAGAACGGATCTAAGCCCGGCATTCGCGTCGTCAACGTGGAAGGCGGAACCATCTTCGTGCAGCGCCAAGGCAAGGCGCTGCAAGAGTTCATCTTCTTGAACACTGAGAATGCGTTCACGGCAGCAAAGATCTCGCTGTTGTCGTCGCATCTTCTCAAGACGCCGAGCGAGATGGCGTTGCGCAAGGCAACGTCGACCGACGAAGGCGACCGCCTACTGATTGTCAATGACGATGACGGCACGATTGCATGCTACACGCTGCTGCGCTCGCAGAAGGTGATTGCGCCGACTGAGTGGATCACCGACGGGCAGTTCATCAACGTTGGCGTCGATGTCGACACGGCATATGCTGTGGTGAAGCGCACGGTCGGCGGCAGCAGCGTCTACTATGTCGAGGCGTTTGAAGAGACGCTGCAGCTCGATTGCGCAAAGCAGGCAACGGTTGGATCGTCTACGGCGAGCGTGACAGGCCTCTCCTATCTCAATGGCAAAACGGTGAAGGTGGTCCGCGACGGCGTCGTTGAGACTGACAAGACGGTGTCGAGCGGATCTATCACATTCACGCGCGCCGCAACGTCGTCATATCAGGTCGGCCTCGATTTCACTCCGCTGGTGAAGACGCTGCCGATTGCGCCGCGCTCGCAGGCTGGATCTCTGCGCGGCAACAAGAAGCGCGTCTATGAGATCATCGTCGATCTGTATCAGACGCAGAGCCTGTCGCTGCAGGGGCGCGAGATCGCGTTCCGCAACTTTGGCACCAGCGTCCTTGATCAGGCTGTGCAGGAATACACAGGCCTGAAGCGCGTCGACACAATCCTTGGATATGATCGCGAAGGCGCTATGACGCTGACGCAAACTGCGCCGCTCAAGATGACGGTGTTGGGCATTGAATACAAAGTCTCGGTGGGGTGAGCCATGTTTGTCGTCCCTCTTGTAACAGCAATCGGAAGCGCCATTGGCGGCATCGGCGCAGCCATTGGAAGTGGTATTGCTGGAATCGGCAGCGCCGTCGGCATTGGTGAGGCCGCTGCAACCGCAACAACGGCTGCAACGACTGCAGGTACAGCCGCAGGTGCAGCGGGCGGTCTTGGCAGCCTATTCTCATGGAACGGCCTTGGACTGATCGGCAGCGGTATCTCAGCTCTCAGCTCGATCAATCAGGGCAACCAGATGGCCGAGGCATATCGGCTGCAGGCGACCAATTCGATCATCCAAGGCAACCAGCAATCTCTCGAGTACCAGCGCCAAGGCCTGCAGGTCATGCGCCGCGTCAACGAGACTGACGCCGCCATCAAGGCGCGTGCAGGTGCTGGTGGCATCGATCCGTTCTCTGGCTCGCCCGGCACGCTGGCCGACGTGACATTCGCGCGCGGCCTT